CAATGAAAAGCCGAAAATGCGATAAGAATGTATGCCTTGACTTTCTACTCCTAAAATGTGTCTGTACTTACATAGATTGATGTCCATATCCATATGAATATATACTATATGGATATGAAAAATATTATTATCATTTAGAAAATAAAAGATATGTTTTCTTTACTTAGAGTTTCTCAATATTTATAATTACATTATTTATTTCTATTATTTATTTATATTGTTTATTTCTATTATTTATTTTTATCATATAAAATATTCATTTATTACTTCTAAACTTTTTATAATTAATAATGACTTACATTGATACAATATTTAGGAATGGTTCCATCACTACTAAAATCATTATTTGGATTTTTATTACAAATGTATTTCCCTAGTTCTTTATAATTTGGACGATATGAACATGGAATGGAAGAAAATGTATTCTCCCTATTTTTCCCGGATGGTAATGTATCATTTACATTATCGCCACCCATCCATGAGCATTGATAATATGTCAAATAATTATCCTTTAATCCACGGAAGGAGGGTTGAGGAGAATTATTCGGATTTGCATAGTTTGGAATGTCCATATCTGGATAGGGAGGACCTTCTTCACTAGTATAAAGATCAACAGGAGTATCCCCATATTTCCATACATTGGATTGAGGATTTGTTCGAAGTGTTGCGGAGACCCCTCCTTGTACACGAATAATATCTGGTGGAGGAGTTTTTGATTCTTCTTCTTGAATGTTTAATGAACATTTTGATGGACATTTCCAATCTGGAATTTGTTCTTGAATATAATTTTTCATTCCTTTCCCAATTTGTTCTGCGGTTTTCATTATTTTTTTTTGTACTTTATTTAATATTGTCATATATAATATAATAAAAGCGACAACAACAATAAATATACTTAATCCTAGACTTTTTACAAAATCAATCTGTTTATTTACATATAAGATAAAAATAATACAAATTAAAAATACCGTCATTGCAATTATATTTAAAGTTTTAATTTGATTCTCTTTGATTTCGATTTCATTGTTTAATTGGATTAATATTTCTTCTTTATTTATAATTGATTCATCTATATTTAGTTTTGAATCATATAATTGATTAAATTTATCATCATATTTTAGTAATAATTTATTTGTAACTGTATCTAAGTTATCTACAGGAACATTGACATTTGTATATGTATTTACAAACATAAATTTAACATTTGAAATAAATGCATCACATGGTTCATACCATGGACTTGCAATATAAAGATATGTATTCATATCGGTATTTGTACTTAATAGATTATTCGTAATGATCTTCGTATTGGATACTTTTGTATTTTTATTTGTTATGATTAATTTTACATTATTATTACTAACAATGAATGAAATTGAGTATGATACATTTAATTCCAAACCATTATTTGGAAAATTATCGAGTATTACATTTTCATATGTACTATTATTCCCTGCATAAATGGAAATATAGAATTGATTATTCTTCAAAAAAATAGCGGGATTTCTTGGGTTTGCATTATTTGTTCTGTCCATATCTGTTTTATTTGAGGTTATATGAAGAATATTTCTTATATTTACGTTATCAAAACTCATTACTTTTAAATCAAATTGAAGAATATAATTTTTGGGATAGTTTAAAAGTTGGTCAATATAATTATTTTTAGTTATTTTTGTTTCAGTATCCATTGAATAAGAAAAAAATATAGACATATATATTATTTGATAGAAAAATATTCTGTTTATAATTATATATATGAATCAAGAAGATGATAGTCCTCCTTTCCCAGATAAAATAACACAAGAACAACAATATAAATACAATTCAAATTCAAAAGTATTACAGAATAATAGAGGAAGCATTGTATATGATATGGATTATTTAATGAATATGGATAATAGTGATCCCACTCAAACATTAAATTCCATTCATGACTTGAAAAAAGCAATTAATAATAAAATGAATCAATATACAACCTATATTAATCAAGTATCGAAACAAGGAAATATAAATCAAGAGATTTTATTAAAACAACAAGAATTACTACAACTTGAAAATGAGGAACTTCAAAATGAATTATCCAGTCTAGAAAATATTGAAAATACAATCATAAATAAAGAACGTGTCCAAACACAATTAGAAGAATATCAAAGAATAAATGATATGAATGTAATTGCATTATATACACTTATTGTATATGCATTTATTCTTATGATTATAATTATAGTATATGTTTGGAAAATCATAAATGTAGGAAGATTGTATTTATGCATATTTGTTTTAACTTTAATTGTTGGTTTATATTTAATGTATTTATATAATGTATTTTATTTAAGAGATTCTCTTGATTTATTTGGAAGAAGAAGAAGGGAAATGATTCAAGACCGATTAATGAATTGGGGGCATAAGGTAGATACCAATCTAAAATCAATATTTAAAGGAGATGAAAAGAAATGGATTGATAAGAATTGTAGTTGTGATATAAAAGAAGAAGAAAATTATGATTATAATACATATAGTAATAATAAAAATAAAATGAATATGAAAAATGGATTTTTCTATAATGATAACAGTGCACCTTCACAAATGATTGTTCCAAGTGTTTCGAAAAATGATACACCCTATCAAGATTCTATTATTTGGACAGACTACTCACCCAATAGTTCTTTAACGTATATGTCAAATCCATCCAAAAATACGACGACTGGAGTATATAGAAATACAAAAACATACACCTCGAATTTATAATGATACTGGGGATATTTAGAATATTCATAACAATTGAATTTAGGATTGAATTTAGGATTGAATTTATGATTGAATTTCTTCTTATATAAATAATCTTATTATACAATAGAATATGAATCTATGTAAAAATGATAATGATTGTAAATCGGATGAATATTGTTCATTTCATGAAGAATACAAAGTTCATACATGTATAAGTAATAATCCATCCGATATATATCTTGGATGTTATGAAAAATCAAAAATACCGTATGATTATATTGAATCGAATTCTATAGAGGACCATTCAAATATTAAAAATTGTATTGATTTTTCTAGAAAGCAGACAACCCCTTCAAATATTCATTATAATCATATGATTTATAAACCAAAAAAGAATATATCCGTTGATTTAAGTCAGATTCAAATTCGAATCAAATCCAATCAAAAAACGATAATGAATATTCCATACTCTGATTATTTTGAGATAGAATGTGATGAAAAAAAAGAGATTTGTAAATTAACTGCGAAATCTTCTTTTTTTTCATTCATTGAAATGAATAATCCTGATAAATTAGATGATTTATATATTGAGATTCTATACTCTTGTTATAATGAAGGAATTGTACAAACCATAAAAGAGTTCTTAAAAAATAAGAGTCAGATTATTATCCAATTAAAATGTCCGATTGAATCGAATGATTCAAAATGTATCTCTCTCTATATTCCAAATAAGAGCGTATCAGAATTAGAGAAAGAGAAAGATATGAATAAACCATCCTATGATTGTAATCATCCATTATATAAAATTCCTAGAATAGTAAATAATATTGATGTATATCAAGAACAAAAAGAATATGAAAAGAAAGAGGAATTAGAAAGTTATGAAGAGGAGATAATGAATTTAAAAATACAAAAAAAGATAAAAGAGATGGAACTTCATAATCAAAATATTACTTATGAAGAAGCATCTGAACTTATAAAAAATGGAGAAATAGAAAATAAAAAAAGCAGTTGGAAAAGATATACAAACAAAGATGCCGTATATCCATTTTTAAAAGATACAAAAGAAATACATGGAATTGAGTATTATGGTATGGTATATTCAATTGAAGATGCATTACGTATTGCAAATGAGAAGAATGAGAATTTCTTTGTATGGTATCATAATACCTATTCTATAAAACGATTTTCAAGTCGATTATATTTTATTCATAAAGATAAATTCATTCCCTCTTCTGTAGATATTACAAATCCATTGAATTGGATTCAACATGAGAATGTAACGACATGCGTTCTTGAAGTGGAAAATTATTCAAATAATATAATGAGTTCAATATTTCAAGAAACTCTTGAAAATAATGAAATAATAAAAGATAATATCATGAATATATGGAGTGAAGGAACAGATGAAGATATGAATACAATATTATCAAATTTAAATAAAAATTTTGATTCAAAAATTGTGACTATGGGACAGTCGATTCAGATGAATGATTATGAAACAGATGTTCATAATAAATTATTATCTTATATTTATGTTATACTTTTCTTGGTTTTTATATGTTTTGTTTTTGTATTGACATATTATTATTTTGTTTCAAAAGGAACGGTTAGTTTTTTTAAGGCATAAAAAATAATATATTATTATATATAATGTTTGGTATATTTCGTTTGATTATAAATTCATTTACTACTGCATTTTCAATTGTTGGTATATGTACTGTCACTCATAAATTAGGTTCCTTTTTTAAGATTATGGATACTGAAAAAGAAAATGGATTTAAAAAGGCATTTGATAAAATTTCAATGAATACTATAGAGGAGATCCATTTTATTAGTGAGTCTTTTAAATTAATTACTAAATATGTATCGAAGATATCTTTCTTATTATATGATATTTGTATGGGTAATAAAACAATAAAGAAAACAAAAGATGGGAATATTATGATTATTGATACGGATAAATTACATATGAAGTATCAAGAACAGATTGATGAATTGAAGAAAAAATTAAAGAAATATGAAGTTATCCCGGATGAAAAACCGCCGGATAATAAAGAAGACTCGGGGGATGACAAGGATAATCCGGGTGAGCTAGATAATGAATTCGATGATTCTGATAGTGGTGAATAAATATTTTTACTTTTTATAAGCTTAAAAAAATGAATTAATTATATTATAATCGTTTTCATTTATAATATAGTGTATGAATAACTCCCACTAATTCTAATAAAATGAAAATATTTATTCAAAAATTAAATGAATTCTATAGAGAAAGTAATTTATATAAAGAATTAAATGAAAATAAGGATACGGATACGGATACGGAAACAGAAACAGAAACAGAAACAGAAACAGAAACAGATGAACCATTTATAGAGATTGATGATGAATATTATATAGATAATATGGATATACATTCATATGATGATTTTATCAAATTATTAAAAGTTATCGATTATTGGATATTTAATACTATACCAGATACGATATATGAATATATTTTCAGTAATAAACTTGAATTAAGAAGTAAATATAGTTTATTAAGTAATAACCCCTTTGGAAAAGAAATCAATATGATTATTTACTCAGATGATAATTCACATATTTGTACGAATGCAGCAGGTGAAGGATATTTACATTTATTAAAGTATGCACATGAACATAACTTTCCATGGTCGAATATGGTATATTATACTTCTATATTTCATGGAAGATTGGATTGTTTAATATACGCATTTGAAAATAAATGTCCATATAAAATAGATGAATGTTTTTATACGAGTATATTTCGAAATCAAATACCATGTTTACGTTTTTTATTAAAACAGGGGTTTCCCATTCTTGAAAAATATGTATACTTTGGAATGGATTATGGTGGATATACATTTCTAAAATTTTTTCATGAGAATGGATATGTATTAAATGACAAAGTATGTTTACATGCATGTGAAACTGGAGATTTCGAATCATTTAAGTATGCTGTCAAGAATCATTGTACATTTAATAAAGAAGAATGTCTAAAAATAGTATCTAAAATGTATTTTGATGCATTAACATTTGAAAAAGATATAAATAATTATACTCCTTCCTCTAAAAATTTTCGAGAATTAAAAGAATATATTATTCAATTCAAATAAGTAAAAATATATGGCTATAAGGTTTTGATAATCTTTATCTAAATAATAATTTTGATAAAGCATAATTGAAACAATATAATAATAGAATGGATTAAAAATTATAAAGATGGGAAATCATCCTCATTATAAACAAATGATTTACTGTCTTCTGTTTTTTGTTTTTTATAAGAATATGGATTTTTAAACTTGTCATGATATAATTTATTTGAAACATTTGGTGCATTTTGTTCTTGATTTAGATTCAATTCTGGATATATTTTTGAATCCAAATAAATATCTCTTTTTGGTTCTTCTAATGTTGCATTAAAAATAAATGTTCTTCCTCCAATTGTAATATCGGATAACGGATAATAATCAAATGTATAAGGGATAACACCATTATCAAAAAAGAATTTACCATAATCTTTATAAATTCGTGGTGATTGATTATATAATTCTACATATCCATTCTCAATACCATATATATCTTGTGCAATCTTCTTACGAACTTCTAAAAAAGTTGTATTTAATGTAAATATAAAATCTCTCTTTTGAACTTGGATACAAATCAAATTACAAATTGTATTTTCCATAACTTTCTATATTATTAATATTTAATTCTTTATATATATTTATTCTTTTGAAAATGGAAACTCTATATTTTTATCACAAAAAGGTTTCAACCAATCCGTTGCTTTAGACAAAGCATTGGATGAAATATAATCTAATATTAATGGTGGAACCATTTTATGTGTCTGAATTTGTACGCTTAAATAAACCCGACAATACCCTTCTGGGCGGTCTTCTAAGCAGTCTTCTGGAACTTCTACATGCCAGAATCCTTTTGCTTCTTTAAATACAGGATTCTGTCTATTTGGATCTAGGTCAAACAGAATTATCCTTTGATTTTCTAGAATGGTATGTTCTATATTGATATGTAATCGAAATTTATTCAATACAAATTCTGTTAGTATGGCATTATTATGATGACTTATCATTCTAGAAGATTTAATAATCGGAATCATATCTTTATACATGTCAAAGCGGGTTAAGATATTAAATACCATATCCGGAGGAGAATGAATATCTACAACAACAAAACCAGAACCTCTACACTCATTTTGTTCCTGTTTTTGTTCCTGTTTTTGTTCCTCTATCTTCTCTTGTCTCTGTATTCGTTTTCCTTCTCTAAGAGTTATTTTATCGTGGGGTGATAAATAAGGCAATGAAATATTATTTAAGAATGGTTTGGACTGAGGAACCTCATATGAAATAGATTCACGTAGAGATGTTTTCTTGTCTAGGTATGGAATATGGGTATTGACTTGAATATTTTTATGAAAACATAATGCTATACCTAAATAGAGAGGATGTAAAAATAGAATGAACATTTTATGAATATACATATATAAGGATAATTTTATTATTTTTTAATAAATTATAATTGAATTTATTAAAAAAAATATTAGGGTCTATGAACGATTCATATTATATTTTTTTTACAATGAACAATAAATGTAAAACATTTTTGAAAAAATGAACAAATAAAGTACTGTAAAAATATTTAATTTGAGTATGCAAGACCGCCCATCCCGCTCATCACACGAAGGACATTATAATTTGTTGCGTAAACTCTGATTCTGGAACCAAGAGCAGCCTTAGGGGTAAGTTGTAGTTGAAGAGTGGCATTATCAATACGGGACATGTTACATGTTCCAGATGGTTGATGCTCCTCTGGTTTCAATGCAAAGGAGTAAACGTTGATACCAGTTGGAGGAATATTGGTATGGTGTTGGTAAGGTTGAACCAAGTTAAAGTATGAACCAAGTCTTTCTTGGAATCTATCATGTCCGTTAAGTTGAAGCTTAGCACGAACAATAGGATTTCTTCCAGCGTTGATAGGTCCGAAACCAGCATGGTCGGAGTAATCACCTGCAGTGGTAATCGCACCGAAATCAGTGGGGGCCAAGTTATTGGCATTTGGACCTGGACCAGCAGGAAGATTTACTCCTCTGACTTGAGCATTGGTGGTTCCATTGGAAACTCCACCAGCACCAACAGCAAGACCCGCTTGTTGTAGGTAAGCAAGGTATTCAGAGTCAAGGGCAGAAGTTCCAACGAATGGGAATACATTGGTACTATCTTCCACATTGGTGAATACAAGTTGGGATGGATCAGGAAGACCGGCACTGTTCAAGCTGTTGTATCCAGAATCGGCATCGAAATCATCGGTATAGTTGTTCCATTGGTTGTAACCAAGTTTAACAACATCGTCTCTTTGAACAACCCAGATAAGTTCCTTTACTGGGTGATTCAAGTTCAACTTAACTTTAACATTGGTATTGACAGTGGATTCATCACCAGTGAATTGAAGTTGTTCAATCAAATATTCATGACTGGTTTGGGCGAATCTTCTTCTCTCGTCGGTATCAAGATAGATATAGTCAATGAATAGAGTGGCATATTCAAGAGATGGAACACAGAAAGAATCAAGGTTTCCATTTGCAGATACACCACAACTGTTCAATGAACCAGCAGTGGATACATAGCATTCGGCCTTAGGACGGAACTCAAGTTCAATCTTTACTTCGTGGTATTGAAGAGCGATTAGAGGAAGAGCAAGTCCAGGGTTTCTACAGAACCAAAATTGAAGAGGAACATATAGAGTAGTGGCTTCTGTTCTTTGAAGTCCAGTTCCAGTAAGTGCAACAGTGTTACCCACCATGTTATCATAACCCGCCTTCAATCCTGGAGGAATGGTTAGCTCATTCCAGATGGTTAGCCAGTCGCCATACTGCTTGTCAATTCTTTGACCTCCGATTTGGATTTCAACACTCTTAATCAAAACATGTCCAATAAAATTGACCCATCTAAAGAAAGCAGATGATACAGTGGATTCAACTCTTGGAAGAGTGACTTGAAGATAGATTCTATGAATCAAATCTCCGTTTCTTGATACAGTACAAGTGACCTTCTTTCCGAAATCAGCGGTTCCATTAAATGTTTGTTCAATAGCTTCCATTGAGAAGTTAGTATGTCTTCTGTATACAACCTTGAAGAAGGTAATCTGTGGATTACCCGTAAGATAAACGTCTTGTGCACCATAAGCTACCAATTGCATTAAACCTCCAGTCATTATATATTCTTACATTAGAAAAAAAATCTGTTAATACGCAGTTAATTCCGCTTTAATTAATTATTCAATAAATTCTTATTTTTATAGATATTTTAAAAAATATATATAATTTAATTGGATATATATAATAAATAATATATTTTATTGGATTTATTGGATTTTGGTATATATCGGTATATATTGGTTTATATCAGTATATTCCTTAGTTTTTGAATTTTGAAATTATCAAAATTGTATATTTATTTTTACATACAATAAAATTATAATAATATATGAATTACTACAATAAATTTATTATATAATATATTATGAAAAAAATAGATATACATAAACGGTTTATATAATTTATATACATAATATAAAAATTAATAATCTAAAAATTAAAAATAGTATATGAAAAATATAAAAATAGTATATGAAAAATATAAAAATAGATAGACAAGCGATAAGAACTTTTATAACAAGTCATAATATAAAGAGATAATATATATATGTATTTAAAATGGTTTCACGATTGAAATCAATTACTAAATCATCTCATAAGGTTTTACCCAATCAGAATAACATAACGGTAGATGCAAAACATAATGAGATGATTTTAAACTTTAAAAAACAGAAAAATTCAATTCCTGAATTAGAAAATAAATTAAATAATCTTATACTTGAGTATAAAAAAAAGAATCCAGAACGAAAAAATCAATTAGAGTATTTAAGTTATAAGGAAGATTTAAAAAATAAAATAAGAGAAATTGAGGAGGAAATAGAAATGATAATGAACAATAAAAAGTTAAATGATTATTACTTGAATGTGGGAACATTATTACATCAATATTATGAGAATATGGAAAGTTCTAAGGAAAATAAAGAGATGGATATGGAATATTCACAAGAAATAAAAAAGAATGATAGTGAAAATGAGAGAAAGGAGAATGGCTATAAAAGCGTTCTTACATTTTTTCAAGATAGAGAAACAAATAGAGAAACAAATAGAGAAACAAATAGAGAAACAAATAGAGAAACAACAAGAATAGATGAACCAAGTATGGATAAATTAGGTGGAAATGAAAATTCGAATAAGTATACAACATTAAAAATAAGTGATTTTGTAAAGGAGGAATCTACGTTTAAGAAGAAGAATATATTTGATGAATATATTCAGAAAATTGAACCTGAAAAAAATACTAAGATTAAAATTGATGAGAATATTTATAAATGTTCAAATTGTAATGTTGAAATGATATTGTATTCATCTGATGGATATCAGATATGTCATCAATGTGGTTTATTAGAGAATATTTTAATTGAAAGTGATAAACCAAATTATAAGGAAAGTGCAAATGAAATATCATATTTTACATATAAAAGAATAAATCACTATAATGAGTGGCTCGCACAGTTTCAGGCAAAGGAGACAACGGAGATACCTCAGGAGGTGTATGATAATATATTATTAGAAATTAAAAAGGAGAGAATTATTAATTTAGAAAAGTTAGACACTCGAAAAATTCGTCAATATTTAAAAAAGATTAAGATGAATAAATACTATGACCATGCTGCTCATATATTATATCAGATCAATGGAGTTCCTCCTCCATGTATGAGTAAAGATTTGGAAGAAAAATTGAGATTTATGTTTAAGGAAATTCAGGGTCCTTTTATGGAAGTGTGTCCAAAATCTCGTAAGAATTTTTTAAATTATTCATATGTTTTACATAAATTTGTTGAATTGTTAGGATTAGACGAATATAAAATTTATTTTCCTTTATTAAAAGATAGAGAAAAATTACATCAAACGGATATGATATGGAAAAAAATATGTGAAATATTAGGATGGGATTTTATTAAGTCCATTTAGATTTATTTCGAATTAAATATTGGTTTCATAATAAGTCATATGAGGCGATGGATATGATTGATAAAATTGGTAAGGATACATATATGGTTTTCTATAAATTGGATATTGATAAAAGGTTAATGGATCAACACCAGTTGTCATATAATTATAGGGTCCATATGTGTAGGGTATAAAATTTTCAACCTCGACATACTTATTTTTATATAAATAAATTAAGAATATAATAATAAAAAGTATAAGAATAGTGAGTAAAAAATAACCATTGTTCTCTTTCATATAATTATTCTTCTTCATATAATTTATATATATATAATTATATGAATACAATTGGATTAATATTTTTTATACTTTTTTTATTTTTAATTCTTTTATTTATAATATATAATATATATTTTAGAACTTCTAAAAAAAATGAGTGTATATCACCTTGTAGAATGTATGGTTGTTGTTCTGATAAGATAACACCAAAATTAGATGAGGATGGTTCAAATTGTAGGGGATTTTAATTCTTTTATGAAGTATATTTTATGAAGTATATTTTATGAGGTATATTTTATGAGGTATATTTTATGAGGTATATTTATATAATATATAATATTTATATAATATATAAATGATAATTAGTGAATTATTAAATAATTTATATTCGAATGTTTCTCCATATCAATCGTGTGAAGAAAAATATATTGATAATGGTTATCCACATACAAATATTTTATATGACCTATTAGAAATATTATTTACAAACATTGAACCAATATATATTGTTGAATGTGGGAGTATGTTAGGTGGTTCAGCGATTCGAATGGCAGAAACATTACAAAAGAATAATAAATCTACTGAAATAATATGTATTGATCCATTTACTGGAGATGTTAATATGTGGGACTGGGAAAGAAATGACAGTTGGAAATTTTTAAGATTAGAAAATGGAATTCCAACAATTTATAAAAGATTTCTAGCGAATTGTAAATATAGTGGTTTTGAAGATAAAATATTTCCTATAAATGCTACAACGAGTGTAGGAATAAAATTATTACAAAGATTATTTAATCAAAATAGAATTACTTCCTTGCCGAATTATATATATTTAGATTCTGCACATGAAAAAGATGAAACATTTATTGAATTATCTTTATGTTGGAACTGTTTAGTTCATAATAGTATATTATTTGGAGATGATTGGACATGGGATGGAGTAAGAGAAGATGTAATTAAATTCTCAAATATAATAAAAGATAAAACGGATTATGAAAATTTAAATAAAATTCATACTTTAATAAATAGTTCTCAAATAATTAATGATAATATTTTATTATATAATGGTCAATGGGTTTTATTCAAAAAAGAATAAATAAATAAAATTATACTTAAAAATACGCATGACTGTAAATATAAAAATATATTTATTTATTAGTAAATATGAATTCCACAATTATAGAAGTATCAAATGAATACCAAGAAAAAATAATAAATCATCTTGCTCAATCTTTTTTTGTTGCTTTTATATGTTGTTCATTTATAGGAGATACTTATATTCTTGGTAAAAAAATAATACAACATGAATTTATTCAAAAAAGAATAAATAAAAGTATCCAAGTATATAATATAATAACATCTTATTTAAATAATCAGTATTGTAAGGATGTTGAAGGAAATTTAATCATCGAAAATAATAAACCAAATCGAAAAAATAAAAATAAAAAACAGAATTCTATATCAAAGGAGGATAAGGATACTCCTCCTGTTCAAGTAGAAAAGGATACGAATAATGATACTCCTTCTGTTCAAGTAGAAAAGGATAAGGATACTCCACTTGTTCAAGTAGAAAAGGATACGAATAATAATACTCCTCTTGTTCAAGTAGAAAAGGACAGCGATACTCCTCTTGTTCAAGTAGAAAAGGAGATTATAAATAAAAATATAGAAAAACAAATCATTCGAAAAAATAGATGGATTGATGATAATAATAAAGATGAAGATATTTTAAATAATGAGTCTACAATAGACAAAAATATTAAAGAAATTATAATAAAATCAAAACCATTACATCAAATGAATTCAATTAAATCTAAAAAGAAAAAATAATTTATATATTTTATTTACCCCTTTATATTATTCGTTTATAAGATTATGAATATTATGAATATTATTATTCATAATATTTTTCTTATTCAATGGTTATTGAACCGTTAATGAATGTTTATTCAATGTATTCCTTAATAATGAAGGATTCTTGAATGAAGAATAGAATTAATATCCATTGCCATATGTTTTTGAATTTGCATCAGACTCCATATTACTGTCGAATATAGTTTCCTCACATGTTTCCTCATGGGGTTCAATAACTATATCAATAACCTCTTCATTCGTTGAATTATTTAATATTTCATGAATTATTTTATCATTATGATTATTTCCAAAGAATGATTCTTCAAGAACTTTATCCTCTAAAATACTATTCGTAGTATTACTATATTTATTCTTCATACGAAATCCTTTTATTTCTTTTGAACTAGATGAGATACGTTTGTCTGTATACTTCTTTTTTAAATATTTTTTAAATTCTGATTTATTTGGATATTTCGTACTTGAAAAAGCATCTTCATACCACATTTTAAATTCATCATATAAATCACTTAATAATAATGTATCATTCATATTTTTAGTATCTTCAACAATATCATAAAAGAATTCAGTATAGATATCACATTGTTTCTGGAAATCTTGAGTAAATTGAATAACCTCCTGAGGAACAAGCATTCCATTTATATTATATTTTACATAATATACATCTAATAAATAAGCCATAAATAACTCTTTCCATTCTTTCATCTTTTCAGATAAATGTCTATCTATAGGAAATTCATTGATTTCTTTTGGATTTTCACAAAATTTACTTTTAAATTCAATAATTTCCATTCTTCGAGTTGTTCCAGTATCATATGGAGGGAATGATGGTATTTCATTGCACAAAAGTGCAAGTTTAAACTGAGGTTTAAATTCAACAGGTTCTTTAAAAAGTCCTCTTGCCTTAATTTTATCTCCTCCCGTGAATTCTTTTAATAATCCAACATTCATTTTTTCTCCATCTCCAGGTTCTTCTAAATATCCAAATCGTTTTCCTTTGGATTGTGCGATTTCTGGAGTAGAAGCATTGGATGCCGCTCTCTTGCCAGTTAATAATGTGATAGGAAATTTGATTGCATATGTATCTAAACAATAAACAAAAAGTTCTAATATTTTCGATTTTCCATTTGAACCACATCCTGTCCATATTCTAAACTTCTCTTCTGCATTATGTCCTTGTAAACATGATGCTAGATATGTCATAAAATAATCATACATGTCTTTTTCATAAAAGATTGTTCTCAAAAATTGATGTAAGGAGGACCAATTTTCATCAGATTCATCAAAATCTATTTTTTCTATATTTGTACTCATAGATATCATATCATCCGGAATACCTTTTCTCAATTGACCTAATTTTAAATCATAGATCCCATTTGAAAAAGCAAGTAAATAAGGTTTACAATCTAACTTATTAATAAATTTATCATCTCGAAATAATTCTTTACATTCTTTCATGATATTATCTTTAAAAGAGGTTGTCTGTAAATTATGAATAATCTGTAAGATCTGTTTTCCCTTATCTTTTTGTTCGTCCTTTTCTTCTTCAGATATCCCTTCTATACTTGAGTAAAACTGATTACTACGTGATAGTATTTTCATATAAACTTTATATAAATCGGTTGATATTTTCTCTCGAAGACAAAATCCTTCCTTCTGTGTTTGTGAAACCCATATATGATTATCAAACATGTACCATTCCCCTCCTGAATATTTATATTTATCATGAAACATACGATGTAAAACCGTTGCAATAAAATAATTCGTATTTGTGTTTTTATCTTCAATATAATGAATGATTCTCTTTTCTTTTATTTCTTGATATTTTTCTGGATTGTCTATACTTGCCCAATATTTTAATGTTCCTATAGTAAAACCTTCATTACGACTGTTTTCCCATATTCTTTCACATTCTCCATCTTTATATTTTGAAGAGACTGAACTTTTTTCAATCCATATATCAAGTAATTTATTACATGATGGATCTATATTATGGAGTGTCCAACCTAATTGGACCCATGATTCATAACTCTCCATTCTATCATTATTTAATATAGATACTAGTTCTTGAATCTCTTCTATATCGTCTTCTGTTATTGATATATTTTTACTACGGATAATCTTCTTTTTTGGAAGATTCTTCTTTTTCGTCTCTAATATATCTATCTTCTCATGACGTACAGGAGTTAAATCTTCTTCTACTTTATCACGAATAGAAAAGAATTTCGCTGGATTTATATCTTTATTGTGAAACATTGATGAACACTCTTCTAATGAAATAGTATCCATATTTCCTCTAAAGCAATGTGTTAAATTGTAGGGTTCTAATTTCGGTTTTGAACAACCAAATAATAACCAATTATTTGATTCAATAATTGAACGGTCTACTACATCATGAATTTGATTGGTGATGGGTAAATCAGATAATATACTTCCTATTTTTTTTAAAATATTCTCTCTTATATAAAATTGTTCCATTGGATAACTTACTATATGAGGAAATATTATATGAATACCATCTTTCTTTATCCCATTCGATTCATATATATTATTTCTTTCAAATACATAAGATGTTAATCTTTCATCAGTATTCTCAATTTCAAATAAATCACATATCTCATTTACATATAATGAAACAATTTTCCTTATATGTTCTTTATTATGAACTCTCTCTGTAATCTCTATTTTATATTTAAAATCAATATCTACCAATAAAGGTCCAAATGCACAATGTTTTTCTGTAAAATGTATTGGTCTTTGGTCAAATACTGCTTCTTGTAAATAATGGTAAAATTCATCTATCTTATCATTTGGTATATAATAACATCCTCCTGCCATGGAGGTAATATTATGCTCTTTCCCCTTACATACTTTATACTGATTTACGAATGTATCTATGTTCATATCTATATCTTTTACTTTATATATTTTTAAATTAAAAAGTTTATGATTATTTTTTATCAATTTTTATATTTTTATATAATGTATTTATTTACAATATTATCTAAAAAATAATATTTTTTATCAATGAAATAAATAGTAAGTAGAATTGGGTAAAAAATATCCTATTCTAAAGTATGGTGCCTTTTATAGTAAGGTATGGATGGTGTTTTTTAATTATTTTCATATTTTTCTTTTTTATTGTATATTATAGAACAAAATCTAAAACATACCCAAAACAATCAAATGACTGTCCGATTGAATCTACAGAACATCCTACACAATCCCTTATAGAACAACCTATACAATACAAAAGGAAAGATTTTTATTTAGATTATTCATCTATTAATAATATAATAAATTATTCAAATTAATTTCTATTTTTATAGTATGTCATCTGATTTATTTAATAATTCTTCTTTGTTAGAAAAAAATATGAAGAATAATTCACTTATTTTTATTAGTAATTATAAAGATAAAATAAAAAGATTGGTAAATGATTTTAATTTGAATATAAATATTCCATTATCATTAAAAGATAAGGAGAAGATTGTATATATATATTTATATTCTATTTACTATTTCAAATTTTGTAAAATTTTTAAAGATTATTATTATGAATATCAAAATAGAAAGATATTCAAGACGATTTTAATGGAGTATAAATTTAATAAAATTTATTTTTATGAAAAGTCTCCATTTATAAAAAATGTAAATGTATTAATTCATCAAAAAATATTAAGTATAAATAAAGAAGAGGTGAAATTAGATGTAGAACAGTATATTAAAAAGAAAGGTGATATTCTAGATACTGTTATTGAATTCTCCAAAAATACAATTCAAAATATAAATCAAAGAAGTTTAAGGTTTGTGGAAGACCAATCTTTAATCAAAGATATAATTCATCCGACTCTTATGAATTTAAAAAAATCAAAAGAGAATATTGATAAATATTTTCAAAAAATAAGTAGTATTAATGGTCTATCTGATAGTATTAAAAAGATAACATCTTCTAAAGATAATAAAAAATTATCCTATTCAAGTATAATTATAGATTTATATACATTCAAAGAACTAGATTATGATTTATATAAAAAGTATTTACCTTTTATACAAGAGGAATATAATTTAATTATTAAATATTTTATTATTTTAAATTTGTATAGTATAAATACACAAATAATAGATGAAGATACATCTATAGAAAAAATTGAAGAATATATTATAAATTTTAAACCGAATAATTCCTCCA